GGTAAGAAACTTGCTAGACAAATAGATAATCAAAGATGGGCATTTTCAGTTCAAATTATTACTGCTAAAAGATCAGATGTTTATGGAGAGTTAATGGCTTTTATAGTTAAACAAAGATCAGGCAAAGAAAACTTTACAATTATCCCACCAGAAATAGAAGATGCTAGAGGTAATGAATCAGGAACAGTTTTAGTTAATGGAGTTCACGCAGTTGGAGATACAACGATTGATATGGACGCATTTGCTGGAGATGGTGCTGGAAGATTTAAAGCTGGAGATTTTATAAAGTTTGCTTCACATGATAAAGTTTATATGGTTGTAGCAGATGTAACAAGTTCAAGTAATGCAGCAACAGTTACAATAGAGCCACCTTTACTTGTGGCACTTGCAGATGATTCAATAGTTACTTATGATAATGTATCTTTCACAGTACACTTAACAAATGATATTCAAGAGTTTGGAGTATCAGGTGTAGATAAAGATGGTAATTTATATTATGAGTACCAATTTGATGTTGAAGAAGCCTTATAGATGAAATATAAAGTCAAGTATTGGATTAGTGTTGATTTCTTGGCTGAAGAAATAATTGAAGCTGATGATTTTAATTCTCAATCTTTGAATCACGGAAAGTATAGTGAACCATCTAAAAATGCTAATTATACTGTCAATGATTCAATAAAAGTAACCAGAAGAACATTTGAGGAATATGACGAGAAGCCTGACAACAGCGATAAAGAACGAACTAGCAACAAATGATATTAGACCATTCCATCTTATCACTCTTGGGTTCGATACTCCTATTAACATTACTGATTGTTCTTTTCCATTAACTTCATCAATATCTGGTTCATCAGTTACTTATCTAGCGTCAGATCATTTATTAGGCATATCAGATTTTTCAGAACAAACAGATGTAAGTAAATCTAGTATTACTTTAACTTTATCAGGTGCAGACCAAACATATATTTCAGTAGTTTTAAATGAGAATGTTATTAATAATACTGTAACTATTTATAGAGGATTGCTAGATGATGATAACACAATATTTGCTGACCCTTTTTTACTTTATAAAGGAAGTATAGAAAATTTTGAAATACAAGAACAAGAGAAATCAAGCACACTATCATTATCTATTGTATCTCATTGGGCAGACTTTAATAAAAAGAATGGTCGAAAGACTAATAATACATCACAGCAAAGATTCTTTAGTACAGATGTTGGAATGGATTTTAGTTCTCAAACAGTACAAGATATTAAATGGGGTAGAGAGTAATGCAAGATATTATATCTCTATACAGAAATTATTCTAAATATGACGATTTACACGATCTTGATTTACAACATCACATCAAGCCTAGTATATTTTTAAACCAATATAAAAAACATTATCACAACGATACTTTGGTTGGTTTTACTAATTGGGCTTATCTATCTGATTATGCTTTTAATCATTTTAAAAAAACAGCTATTATAAATTACAAGGAATGGAACTCTGGAGATCATTTAGTATTTGTAGAATTTATTGCTATTAAGAATGTCAGAAATATTTTTAAATGGTGTGTTAATATGGCTAATAAATTTAAAGGCATTAAAGATAATTTTACTTGGTTAAGAGTAGAAGATAATCAAATTAAAAGAATGATAGTTAAGGAAATATAATGGGTGGATTTGTAGGAAAAGTTATAGGCACAGTAGCCAAAGCATCAAAGTTTTTTGGAAACATGAATCCTTTGGTGTCTTTAGGTATAACTTTATTTATATCTTGGGCATTAAGACCAAAAGTTCCTGAAATACCTGACTTTGGAACTAATGAATTTGATGATTTTGAAAGAGGTATATTATTAAACAAACAATCCAATGACGCAAACATTCCTGTAATTTATGGAGAAAGACTTACAGGTGGAACTAGAGTGTTTATGGAAACTTCTGGAACAGATAATACTTATCTTTATATGTCTATCGTTATGGCAGAGGGAGAGATAAACGATATAGAGGAAATATTAGTAGATGATAAAGTGGTTACATTTGCATCTAGTTTTTCAGATAATACAGCAGTTGAAGTAGGTAGTGGAGATAGTAATTTTTATAAAGATTCAGAAAGTCTTATTAGAGTAGAGCCTCATTATGGAACAGATGGTCAATCAGCATCAACATTATTATCAACATTAAGTAATTGGGGAAGTAATCATAAACTATCTGGTTTATGTTATCTTGCACTTCGTTTTAAATGGAATCAAGACGCATTTACAGGAATACCAAAAGTACAAGCAAAGATTCAAGGTAAAAAAGTTGTAGCATACAATTCAGGTTTAGTTGCACAAACTGCTGCTTACTCTACTAATCCATCATGGTGCTTATTAGATTATTTAACTAATGCTAGATATGGAAAAGGATTAGCAGTAACTGAAATAGACTTACAAAGTTTTTATGATGCTTCATTAGTTTGTGAAACACAAGTAACACCATATTCAGGTGGTAGTGATATAAATATATTTGATATTAATACTGCAATAGATACATCAAGAAGTATTTTAGATAATGTTAGAGAGTTTTTAAAAGGTTGCAGAGGTTATCTTCCATATAATGCTGGTAAGTATAATTTAATTATAGAAACAACAGGAACAGCATCTATTACTTTAACAGAAGATAATATTATAGGTGGTTATTCATTATCAACACCAACAAAGAATGATAGATACAATAGAGTTATAGTTGGTTATGTTAATCCAGAACGTAATTATCAAGTTGATGAAGTACAATTTCCACCGATAGATGATTCAGGTTTAATAAGCGCAGATCAACACGCAACAATGAAAGCTGATGATAATGATTTTCTTTTAGAGGGTAGATTTTCATTTTCAACTATCACTTCTCAATATCAAGCTGAAGAAATGGCAGAGGTAATACTTAGAAGAAGTAGAGAAGCATTATCTTTAGGTATTAGTGTTGATTTTAATGGTTATGATTTAGCCATAGGAGATATTGTAAATATTACACATTCTAGTATTGGATTTTCTGCTAAACCTTTTAGAGTTATTGGAATTACTTTTAATCAAGATTTAACTGTAGGATTATCACTTGTTGAATACCAAGCATCACATTATACATGGGATACTAAAACACAAGCGACAGCAATACCTACAACCAATCTTCCTAATCCATTTTCTGTTCAACCACCAGCAAGTGTTACATTAGATGATGAATTAATTGAATATAATGATGGTACTGTAATCGTTGCCATGAATATAACAGTAGGTGCTTCTCCTGATAGCTTTGTTGATTACTACCAAGTAGAATACAAACTAGCTTCTGATAGTGATTATATTATCTATGCACAAGGTTCAGGATTAAATCATAGAGTCTTAAATGTAATTGACCAAAATGTTTATGATGTAAGAGTTAAAGCAGTTTCAAGTATTGGTTCTAGTTCAACTTATGTAACAGCACAAAGAACAATCATTGGTGCGATTGAGCCACCAGAAGATGTTACAGATTTTTCTTGTAATATTGTAGGACAAGAAGCACATTTAAGTTGGTCGCAAGTTAGTGATTTAGATTTAGCTTATTATCAAATTAGATATTCAACAGTAACAGATGGAACAGGAGATTGGGCAAACTCTGTATCTTTAGTAACAAAAGTATCAAGACCAGCAACTTCAATTTCTGTACCAGCTAGGGCTGGAACTTACTTAATTAAAGCAGTTGATAAACTTGGAAACTTTAGTTCAAACGCAACTGCTATTATTTCAAATGTAACTGATGTTATTAATCATAATGCAGTAGCAACTCAATCAGAACACCCTGACTTTTTAGGAACAAATACAAATACAATTATAGCAAATGATTCAATTAGATTAGATTCTTCAGAATTGTTTGATAGTGGTAGTGGTAACTTTGATGATGAAACAACTAGATTCTTTGATTCAGGAGTTACTAATGCTGACTTCTTTGCAACAGGTAATTATGAATTTGCAGATGTTATTGATATTGGTGCTAAACACACAGCAAGAATTACAGCAACATTATCTCAAACTTCAGATAACCCAGATGATTTATTTGATAATAGATCAGGATTATTTGATGTTGCACCCTCAAACTTTGACGGAGATACACCAGCAAACTGTGATGCTCATTTAGAAATTGCAACTTCTGATGATGATGTAACTTATACAGCTTTCCAAAATTTTGTAATTGGTAACTATACTGCCAGATACTACAAGTTTAGAGTGTTTTTAACTTCAAGAGATTTATCATCTACTCCTGTTGTTAATGAGGTAACAGTTACAATAGATATGCCTGATAGAATATTTAGTGGAAATGATATAACTTCTGGTGCTGGAACTTACACAGTAACATTTACAAACCCATTTAAATCTGTTAATTATGCTGTAGGAATTACAGGCGAAGATTTAGCTACGGGAGATTTCTTTGTAGTAGAAAATAAAGCAATAGATTCATTTGATTTAACATTTAAAAATTCAGGTGGAACAGCAATATCAAGAACATTTGATTATATTGCAAAAGGCTTTTAAAAGGAGTATAAAACAATTATGGCACAAGGCGATTATTTAATTCAGAACCAATCTTTTCCCTCTTTTCGTAGTGATCTTAATGACACTTTAGAGGCTATTAATACATCTAATTCAGGTACATCAAGACCTAGTTCAGCAGTAGCTGGAACAGTTTGGCTAGATACATCGGGTGACGCAACTGCACAACTTTTAAAAATGTATGATGGTGCTGATGATATTCTTTTAGGAACTATTAATTTTACAGCTAACACAATAGATTGGGCAGATAGTGCATCAGAAGTTTCACTTGCTGGAGTAGAAACGCTTACAAACAAAACTTTAACTTCACCAAAAATAAATGAAGATGTAGTAGTAACTTCTACTGCAACAGAATTAAATAAATTAGACGCATTAAGTAGAGGAAGTATTCTTTATGGAAATGCTAGTGCTGTTACATCAATTTTAACAACTGGTACTG